TTTTATTGTATAATTGAATAATCAACTTTTTTCAAGATGGCACACGGAGGAAAAAGACAAGGAGCAGGAAGAAAATCTAAAGCAGAAGAGGTCAGTTTAATAGAGAAACTTTCTCCTTTAGAAGATATTGCTTTTAATGCTCTTAAATCAGGAGTTGAGAAAGGAGACTTCAAATATGTACAACTGTTCTACAATTACTACGCAGGTAAACCAAGAGAAACAAAAGACATCACAATCAACGAGGACTTACCGTTGTTTATGGAGGATGTAGATTGATGCAGGTTAAAAAGACAATAGCATTTTACAAACTAAAGGAATTACAAAGCAGGATACGAATAGTTAAAGGAGGTACTTCTGCAAGCAAGACCATATCAATACTTTGCTTACTAATTAATTATGCTATCAATAATAGAGGAAAAGAAATAAGTGTAGTATCAGAATCTATACCACACCTCCGTAGAGGTGCTTTAAAGGACTTCTTGTCCATTTTAAAGGGTCTTAATAGGTATAATGATAGTCAGTACAATAAAAGTACCTTAAAATACACCTTTTCAAATGGTAGTTATATTGAGTTTTTTAGTACAGACCAACCTGATAAACTAAGAGGTGCAAGAAGAACCGACCTATATATAAACGAGTGCAACAATGTACCTTTTGATGCTTACACACAATTAGCGACAAGAACAAGTGGAACGATATGGTTAGATTACAACCCATCTAATTTGTTTTGGGTAGACAAGGAATTAGTAGGACAACCTGATACCGATTACATCACACTTACCTACAAAGACAATAACGCACTACCTGAAAGCATTGTAAAAGAAATAGAAAAAGCTAAAGAGAAAGCAAAGACTTCTACTTATTGGGCTAATTGGTGGCGAGTATATGGATTAGGAAAAACAGGTTCATTAGAAGGTGTATGTATTCCTGATTGGAAAGAGATAGACAACATACCTGAAGATGCACGACTATTAGCGTATGGTATGGACTTTGGTTATTCAGTAGACCCTACGACCTTGATAGGACTTTATAAGTGGAATGATTCATATATCTTTGATGAGGTTCTTTATAAGAAAGGAATGTTGAACAGAGATATAAGTAGATTCCTATCACAACAGGATATAAGAGAAAACATTGTAGCTGATTCAGCAGAACCAAAATCAATAGCAGAGTTACAAGGATATGGACACTCTATCTATGGTGTAAGCAAAGGAAGAGATTCAATAGTATATGGTATCAACCTCATCAATCAAAACGAAATATACGTTACTGCAAGAAGCAAGAACCTAAAAAGAGAACTACAAGGATATGTGTGGGCAAAAGATAAAGAAGGAAACACATTACAAAAACCCACAGGTGCGCATCCTGACTGCATAGATGCTGCACGATATGTATTAACAGACCAATTAGAGAATCCTAATAAAGGAGAATATTATATCTACTAATTTGTTTTGTTAAAAAAAAGTTTATATATTCGTATAAACAAAGTTTAATTAATACAACAATTATGGAAAAACAAACAGAGTACATTCTAATTAAAGAACTGACTAAAGAACAAAACAGGAAGAACATCCTTAAAGTGATAGCTCAAGCTGCTGCATTTGTAGGATTATCATTTGCATCAATGTATATGTTCCTATACTTTATATTGTGGGCAAACGATATAAGCGACAAGATAATTGGATTATTTTAAGGTGAGACAAAGCTGTTGGTACGAAAATATATATGTAGTGCAGAAACCTACAAAGCGTGGAGGTTATAAAGGTTCTGATGTTACATTGTATATTGACTACAAAGGACAGGGTAAAGTAGAAGGAAGTGAAACATACAAACAAAACAGTATAGAATTAGAACAAGCAATAGAGACAGCATATAGATATGCTTATAAAAGATTTATTTTGAAGCAATAGCTTTTTTCATTTGTTTTTGATTGGGATTAGGTGGCATTTAGCTACCTTTTCCTTTTTATACATATTAGTAACTTATTTATTGTAATTATATGAAAGTTGAAATAAACGTACCTGATTCGCTAAACGAGATAACTTTAAGTCAGTATCAAAGATTTGAGAAGCTGAACACAGAGGAAAATCAAGGTTCTACTTTTCTACTTCAGAAGATGGTAGAGATATTTTGTAATCTTGATTTGAAAGATGTAGCAGAGATTAAATACAAGTCCGTACAAGAGATTGCAGTACATCTAAACAAGGTATTTGATACAAAGCATAGTTTGATACCTACGTTTAATTTAAGAGGTGTAGAATACGGATTTATACCTGTATTAGATGATATGACTTTAGGGGAGTATGTAGACCTTGATGAGAACTTGGGAGATTGGCAAAGTATGCACAAAGCTATGAGTGTTCTATATAGACCAATCACGTTTAAGAAAGGACATAAATACACAATAGAGAAGTACAAAGGAATGAACGATATAATGAAAGATGCACCTTTAGATGTGGTCTTTGCTGCTATGGTTTTTTTTTGGAATTTAAACAGCGAGTTAGTAACAACTATCCTGAACTATTTACAGAAGGAAGTGAACAATCTGACTACTCATCAGAGGGAACGTTTGGAAGCAAGTGGGGTTGGTATCAATCAATCTATGGAATTGCTAAAGGAGATGTTACCAAGTTTGATAAAATTACCAAACTCAACGTACACGAGTGCTTGATGTATTTGGCATTTGAAAAAGATAAAATAGAATTAGAAAAGAAACTGATTAAAAGAAGATGAAAGGGTTTTACAACGTAACAGATAAATTAAAAGATGCACTTATAGCAGAGCCATTTGTAAATACAGTTACATTTGGTTCTATTGATGATGTGGACCTCAACAAGCAAACTATCTTTCCTTTGTCTCACATTACGGTAAACAACACAATAGTAGGAACTAAAACGCTTACTTTTAATATTAGCATTCTTTCTATGGATATTGTAGATATAAGCAAAGATGAGGTTACAGATGTGTTTGTAGGAAACGACAACGAACAAGACGTACTAAATACTCAATTAGCATTACAGACAAGAGTAATAAATACACTACAAAGAGGAGACTTATATACAGACCTTTATCAAGTACAAGGAGATGTTACTTGTGAACCATTTGTAGATAGATTTGAAAACAAACTTGCAGGATGGGCAGCTACCTTTGATGTAGTAGTACAAAACGATATGACTATTTGTGATTAATATGCAACTAACAAAAACACAGGAAGCATTAGAAGCGTTTAAATCGTTTGTTATACAACAAGCACGAACAAGACTTACAAAAGGTCGTAAGAACGTTTCTAAAGGACTTTATAATAGTTTGAAGGGGTATGTAAAGGAGATGCCTAATTCTATTCTTGTGGAGTTTAAAATGAATGAATACGGAGTTTATCAAGACAAAGGAGTAAGTGGTACTGAAAAAAGATACAATACACCTTTCTCTTATAAGTCAAAGATGCCTCCTATTAAACCTTTAGCAGATTGGGCAAAGAGTAGAAATATAAGATTAAGAGATGAACAGGGAAAGTTCACAAAAGGCAATTACAACACAATAGGATATTTAATAGCAAGAAGCATATACAGAAAAGGAATCAAACCAAGTTTATTCTTTACTAAACCATTTGAACAAGGATTCAAGAAACTACCTGATGAGTTGGTAGAGAAGTTTGGTTTAGACGTAGAAGATTTCTTGGCATACACATTAAAACAAGATAGATTGAGATGAGTACAAAGATAAACGTAAGAAGTCCTTATTATTTACATTTAGATGAACCGACAGTTCCGCTACCTGAATATAATTGTAATGTAGCTTTTCCAAATTCAAGTCAAACAGGATTTGCAATAGACAATCAAGGTGTTATTACACTTCCTACTCCGAGTTATGGTTCTATATATTCTTACACAAGTACAGATGCGGACTTTGCAAATAATAAGTTTGCAGTAGAAACAAGTGATACATCAAGAACGGTTGATTTTACTTTGAATATTCCAACAGGACTTTATTCTAATTCATCTGATTTATATTACGAATGTTCTCTTACAACTACACAAGCAGGAACAGGAGGAACAGCAGCACCTTGTACAACATCCGTTACAACGTCAGGTTCTATTCCATCTCAAACTATTGCAAGTGGAGGTGCTACTGTTGATATTGATTTAAGTGGATATTTTACAGGAGAAACAACTTATGCAGTATCTAACAATGACCCTTTATTAGTTACAACTGCTTTAAGCGGAAGCACATTAACTATAAGTTCAAATGCAATAGCAGGAAGCACAACAATATATGCTTTAGGTAGAGATGGTAGTTATCCTACTACTTGTGAGGCGGTACAACCAATATCAGTTACGGTAAGTGCAGTAGGTGTGAATTTTTCTTGTAGTCCAAGTCCTTTAAGCGGTGGTTCTATTGCAGCAGATGGTACAATTACAAGACCACAATCAACCGCAACAATACAGGGAGTATCTTTAACTAATGGAGGTGCATTATTAAGTCCTGAACAGGTATCAGCAAATACAGGTTCAGCTTCACAAGATGTTACTTTGTGGTTTAAATTAACTGCACCTTTAGGATATGATAATGCAGGTGCTACAGTTTGGTGTTCT